AGTGGAATGGAAGCGTTGCACATTGGGTGAAGTGTTGAAAGAAGTTAAGACTGTTAAGCACGAAGGCTTTGTATTCTACACTGAGGACTTTAAAGTATCTGCAAAGATCAAAAGTCCATACTACTTGACCAGCAAGTGGGTTGCCCGCAATCCTCGTACTGACAAGTTAGTGAACATGGAAGCAGATATCAAGAAAAATCTTGATGAAGAATATTATCCACTAGTGGATGCTATTCGGGCTAACATTGTTGACTACACTGCCTTGGACGAACAATCACGCCTATCATGGGTGCGTAACTATTTGGAGATGGTATGAACGAACGAATTAAACAACTTTGGTTAGACGGTGCTCAGAGCCTCTGGCCTCGCCCTGGCAAGTGTACTGCTGGCGAGTATGACTATAACCTTGAAAAGTTCGCCGAGTTGATTGTGCAGGAGTGTATTGATATTATTGCTCCTTATTCTGTGAGAATGAGTAGACCAGGTGAAGAATACTTACATCCTATTCAAGAGATTAAAGAACATTTTGGAGTTAAAAAATGAAATCAGTACCCGTAAGTGTTTGGCTGTCCGCAGTCGTTCTTTTTATATTTTCCGCACACAGCGCCTGGCAAGATCCTGTGTTTTGGTTTCAATGTTTTATCTTTGTGAGCATTGCTGCATCCTTTGGTCGAGTTGTAGTCTATCTGTTTGAAGGTAAGTGAAATGAACGAACGAATTAAAGAGCTTGCCCGTATGTCAGGGTTTACTGTCGATGAGACAGGCACGTTTCCTGAATTCGCAGAAATGACACGCCTTGATTGTTTCGCCGAGTTGATTGTGGCAGAAGTATTAGCAGTTCAGGAGAAATTTATTGCTGATGGACACAATGCTTGGCATTTGAATAAACCCACACGAGAACATTTCGGAGTTGAAGAATGAGATTGATGCTAGGCACCAAAGAACGACCAAGTTTGCTTGTCAACGTTAAGCAAGAGCACAGTCCTACGCACTTTGACTTTTGGGTAGTCAACGGTGCCTGGGAAGGTACATTCTATAATGGATACGTCACTGTACATCATCCTTGGAACCCTCACTCAAGTCTTGACAAAGTTGAAATTTTGTGCAATAATCAAGACAGGTTGCGTAGCAGTGATTGGAACGGAGAGTACCAAGATGTGTTTGACAATTTCCACAATGAAAACTATGTAGCACCCAAGCGTGAACCAGTAGTGTTTGCTGATATGGATGATGACATCCCTTTTTAAGGAGTTAGCAATGAACGAAGAATTTGATAGATTTGAGGAGCATATGGCAAATGAAATTTTAAAAGATGAAAGCCATTTACCCGTAGCAGAACAAAGCCTAGTCTTTCGCCTTCGCAAGCGGGCGGAGATTCGCAGGCAGATTCAAGGACGCAAGTCAGTAGAAGAAGGCAAACCAGATCGTATCGCTGACTTATTGGAAGAAGCAGCTAACGAGATAGAACGACTACGGGTGGGTTAAATAGTCTATGCGTAAAATTATTTTAATACTGTTATTGTTGCCATTACTAGCTTTGGCAGACACCAGCACGATTATCTATAATTTAACCAGCAATCAAGTAGTAAGCAGTAACCAGCAAGGTGAGAAAGTTAGTATAGCTAGTATCAGCAAGTTAATGACAGTTTATACTGTACTAACACAGCACCAATCGTTAGATGAACGATTGACCGTTACTGGCAATAGAATTACTAATACCAAGATTAGTAAAGGAATGATTCTAACCAGAATGGATTTAGTCAAGCTATCATTAATCAGTAGCGATAACCTAGCTGCGATAACTCTAGCTGAAAACTTCCCCGGTGGCAAAGTAAAGTTTGTTGAAACTATGAACAAACATGCAACCGAGTTGAATATGTCACATACTGGGTTTGTAGAACCAACTGGACTAAGTGCAATGAACTTTAGTACAGTAGATGATATTGTAAAACTCACTAAAGCGGTAAGTGCATTTGATATAGTGCAAACAGCAGCACAATCTCATAATCTAGTTACTCATTATTCAAGGGGCAAACGTGATACTAAATTGTCTACTAGTCCTACCATAAAGTACTTTGGTCAGCAAGGTATAATCACTATCAAGACTGGGTTTACTAATGCTGCTGGTTATTGTATAACTATGCTAATCAATGCAAATAACCAACTATACAATATCACTATTCTTGGAGCTAAAACTAAGCAGCAACGAGAAGCCATTATCCTAAAATCATTAGCTCAAATATATAGCACATAATATACGCATTTAATGCACTACGTATAAATACATTTACTATGTTCCACTTCATCAAAGACCTCACACACAAACTTCTAGAATTTATAAAAGATGATCCGGTTCGTCCTGAGATTCCCGCTGACTTTAGGGTAAGTGATGGTAGAATAGTGGCAGCATTAACTGACGAAACTGAAACATCACCTGAAGCAATGGTGTGCATTAGCTTTCATGATTTTGTCCCACAAGATGTTACTGATTTGAGTAGCACTACATTAGTTCCGACTACAGCAGTATTCTATACTATCTGGAGTTATAAAGCAGGCAAGGGTAGAGAGTTATTAATTCGTGCAGTTAAAGAGATTCAAAAATCTCACCCTAGTGTAACTCGCTTTGTCACATTAAGTCCTAAAACTGAATTGGCTAGACGTTTTCATTTGAAGAACGGTGCCATTGTATTTCGTGAAAATGTAGATACTGTTAACTATGAATATGCACATGCTATTCCTAAAGAAGAAGACAGTGGAAATAAAGTTCTATTACCAGAATAATCAACATAGTTACAAGCACGAAGTTATAATAACTTCATTCGCCGATGCAGTAGCTAAAATTATTGAGTTACCAAAATCACTTGAAGTATGTTTATATCCACTACCAGATAATGTATATGGTGGTATAGATATGAATCATGTTAATCGCATCGGCATTAACTACGACTTACCCTTCAATCTACTACCAAAGATACTAACTCACGAACTGATTCACGTTCACCAGAAACATATTGGTATACTATCAATGAAATCAAATGGGATGTGTTATTGGCATGGTATACCCTATACTAAGAAACTACCAGAAGATATGACCTACGAAGAATACAATAGTCTTCCCTGGGAAGTAGATGTTGCACAAAAACAACAAGAAATCTTCCGTGAAGCATTAGCCCTAGTCTGCAAGTAATTTGACATTTAATCCATATTGTAGTATAATATGGGTATGCTTAAAGAACACCTGGTCAGTCGTCACTTAAACTTAGAACTTCACCGTCCTATGCTAGACGAAGTTGAGGGAGTAGCCACATTTTACTTGTGGAATCTCAGCGGTCAGCTTGTAGGATACCAACAATATCGCCCAACCGGAGAGAAAAAGCCCCAAAATAACCCCAAAGAAGGTAAGTATTTTACATACAGAAAGCAGCCCACCCACACTGTTTGGGGCGTTGAGAGCTTGGATTTAAGCCCCTCAGTCGTGTTTGTGTGTGAGGGTCTGTTCGATGCGGCCAGACTCACTGAGCGTGGATTTAGTGCGTTGGCCGTGCTATCTAACAACCCAAATAGTGACTTGAAGAACTGGTTGCAGTGTCTGAATCGCAGGGTTGTAGCAGTTTGTGACAATGATACAGCTGGCCGAAAGCTAGCCAAGTTCGGAGACTGTTGTGTTTTTACAACAGATAAGGACCTCGGGGATAGTGATGACGATTTTGTGACAAACTTACTGGAAACGTACGGTTGACATTAAATGGTTTTGGGTATATAATACACTTATGAACTCGAAAATCGTCCGTAAGCGCAGAACAGATCGCAATCATGCTATCTATGTCATCACCAATGTTTTGACTAGTGAGCAATATGTTGGTATCACCGCAGTGTCATTCGGTGGCAACGTCAAGCGTACACTGAATCGCCGTATGCAAAAGCATATGCAACGGGCTATGACTGAGAACAAAGATTGGGGCCTGAGCAAAAACTTGCGTGAGTTTGGAGCCGAAGTATTCACATTCGGCTTGCTTGAAGTTGTACGTGGCAAGCGCCCCGCTCACGCCCGCGAGACAATTCTAATCAACACTGTGCAACCCGCACTTAACACTTTTGGAGTCAAATAATGCAAATCATTAAATGCTGGGATATTCAAACTTGGGACGGTGGTGATCGTCACAACCACAAGTATTATGTAGCAACGAAAGAAGCTGCCGATGCATGGAAGGCAAAGAACAAGTATGATGAAGTCTATGAAAAAGAATTTGTCATCCTTGACAGTTTGGATGAATTGACAGAATATGAAAACGGTGAACTCCGCAAACGAGCCCTGGCTAAATTGTCAGAAGCAGAAAAGAAAGTATTGGGATTAAAATGATACAAGCAATTACTAATTTGATTATCGTTATGTTGCCAGTTATCATCATGGGCCTGGCAATCCTAATCAAGGATGGATTCTAAAATGAACGAACGAATTAAAGAACTTGCTGAACAGGCTATTACAGAAAAACTTTCAATAGATGAATTTATTGAGGCTCTGAAAAAAGAACCATATGACTTCTATGGGTTTAGAGTTAGTGAACTACAAAAGTTTGCCGAGTTGATTGTAGCAGAATGTATGACCACTGTGCTTAACGAATCAAAGTGGTACTGGGATAAAGATGAATTTGAAAGTTCCAATGCTATTCAAAATGCAGCAAGACGAGTAAAAGAACATTTCGGAGTTGAAGAATGAAATTGAAAATTTGCGGAATTACTTACGAAGTATTGTACAAGACACCTGAGGAAATGCAGGGCACTATTGGTCTTGCTAGATTCAATGACCAAGAGATTTGGATTGGAAATAATTTCTCAGAACAAACTCAAAAAATTGCATTGTGGCATGAGACCCTGCACATACTAAGTGATGCGTACAATTTAAAGATGAACGAGGAACAGGTTAAATTTCTTACTCACGCATTGATTGCCTTAGTGGAAGATAATTTGGATACAATTAAAATAAGGTCTGCTCAATGAAATTCAAACACATTTGTTGGCAGAAGAATGAAAAGACTAACACTGATAAAGTGTGGGGCGTGATTCTATTACAAGATAATTCTATGGATTTTAGTGGACTCGGGTTCAAGTATGTAGACAATGACTATATTTCATTCTGGGGGCGCCGTGGCGCAAAACTTCAAACTAAAATGTTTAAGGGTAGTGATTGGGACGCTATTCAAATGTTTGAAAAGAAGCAGCACAATGGTTATCGGTCAATTGAAATTGATGAACTGCATGAAGTGTACCCCGAGTTCCAACAGGACCTAGAAAAGACAGCCTTCTGGGCTACATTCAAAATTTGACATTAAATGGGTATTCTGTTATAATAGAATCTTAGACAGTAAAGAACTGGAGTTGTAATGGAATACGCAGTTGAAGCTAGCAATCAAAAAAGCAAAAAGTTTCTTAGTGCATTGATGCCCTCAATCATTGACCAGTTGGGTTTGACTAATAGCAGAAAAGCAGTCTTAGTCAAAGTGACCGATGACATGCTTGATGGTATGGAAGGTGCAACCCTCAATGTAGAAATGGCAGATTGTTATCTAGTACTAATCAAGCCAGCTAAACGTTTGACAAAATTCTCACTACTGAATATGGCACTGACTCTTTCACACGAAATGGTACATGTGCGTCAACTTGCTAAGGGCCAAATGAAGTTCTTGCCAAAGAATGCTAGAATGTGGATGGGCAAGACTTACAGCAAAAAGACAAAATACTTAGACATGCCCTGGGAACTTGATGCGTTTGCCCGTCAAGAAATTGTATTACGTAGAGCTATTGAGTGAGTGTCCAAAAGTTGACATTAAATGGGTATTCTGCTATAATAGAATCTTAGACAGTAGAGAACTGGAGCATAAGATGGCAAAATGGTACAGCGAAATTGGCGAAGAGTTTGGGACCAACACAATGACCCGTGAAGAACACGATATGCGTGAACGGATTATCAAGGTCATTAGCCAACACACTCGCACATTCTATGGTGGCTATGGCTATGCTTCTGAAGAAGGTGTCAAGGAAGAGGACTACGATGAAGTGGCCGATAGCATCATGGAAGCATTCGTAATGGTTGAGAAAGATTGACATTTAATCACTTTGGTGATATAATAGAATCTTAAACAGGAGAACTGTATGTCTTACAACAATGGAAATCAGTACGACCAAGAAGCAGAGTATGCTAAAAAGTCCATGACAGAATTGATCGCTGTCCGTACTCAGTTTGAGTTGGCAGTAATTAATCACCCGCAAGGCCCTAAAATGTTCAATGAACATCTTGAGTGGGTCAAAATGAAAATTGCAGAACGAATTGGAAGGAAATAAAATGACCTTGGATAGTTTGATTAATCGTCAAAGTAGCAAGTGTCATTACTGCAATTGTGAAATGAATCGTGAGAAAAAGTCTCCGCAATTGGCAACAGTTGAACATCTTGTGGATAAATGGTCAAGCCCGAAGCACAGGAGAATTGACGTTGCATCTAATTTAGTTGCGGCTTGTTTTCAATGTAACAATAGTCGAGGTGCAAAACGAAATCGCATTGCCCGAGATTATTACAAAATGGTAGTAGCCAAACGAGGAATCAAACTTGCAGTAGCGTCAACCTCAAGTAAAGTTTTATATTCGATGTTTGGTTCGGTACCACAACATCTCTTTAGTGTAAAGGAAATTAAAAATGCGTAAGATGGCAACTATTAGAAAGATTGATGCACTGCGTCCTATTGTGGGCGCTGATGCAATTGAATGCGCTATCGTAGGTGGCTGGACCTGCGTAGTAAAGAAGGGTGAATATACTGCTGGTGATCTGGCAGTATATTGCGAAATTGATTCGTTCATCCCCTCTACTATCGCACCGTTCTTGACCAAGTCCGGACACTATGCTAAGACTTTTGAAGGTGTTGAAGGCGAACGTCTCCGTACTGTGAAGTTGCGTGGTCAATTGTCGCAAGGGCTGTTACTGTCTCCAGAATCTGTGAAGTTATTTCCAAATGATATGGCGATCGGTGATGATGTATCTGAATTTCTCGGTATCACCAAGTACGAAGCACCAATCCCCGCAGCACTTGCAGGCGAAGTCAAGGGCATGTTCCCTTCAGTGATTCCCAAGACTGACCAAGAGCGTATTCAAAACTTGTCAGTAGAGTTGGAAGTGTGGAAGACTGAGAATCTATCTTGGGAAGTGACTGAAAAGTTAGATGGTTCGTCAATGACTGTTTATCGTATTGATGACTATGTTGGTGTGTGTTCACGCAACCTTGACCTCAAACGCAACGAAGATAATTCACTGTGGCGTGCTGCTCTTAAGCACGACCTAGAAGAAAAGTTGAAGATTGCAGGTGGTAACCTTGCAGTTCAAGGTGAACTGATTGGCAACGGTATTCAAGGTAACAAGTACAAGATGCGTGACCAAGACTTTTATGTTTACGACATTTACGATATTGATGCAGGACGTTACTACACTCCTGCTGAACGTAAGGCGTTTGTAGAAGTGTTTGGATTGAATCACTGCCCTGTGCTTCACTGCAACACTGAGCTAATTGAATCAGTTGAATCATTGCTGCAACTTGCAGAAGGTAAGTCTGTAATGGGCGATATCAATGGACCAGAACGTGAAGGTCTTGTGTTCAAGTGTAACGAAAAACAAGTGTCCTTCAAGGCAATTTCTAACAAGTTTTTGCTCAAGGGCGGCGACTAAGTTGACAAGTAATGGATACCATGCTATAATACAATTTAAGGAACATAAATGACAGATGAATTTGATACTTGGCTTTCTGATACAGACGTTGAACGTTTGTGGAAAGTGATGCAAGGGGAACTACCCCATGCGGCAGCAAGTTCAGAGGAAATGGATGAGTTTCTAAAGTTGGTAACGCATGTTGCTATGATTAAAACGGGTGGTAGTGGTTATCAAACTGCTACCATTCAATAAAGGAGTTAGTATGATTTTTGGATGGCGTAAACGGCAAATTGCCAACACGGTTGATGCAGCTATTAACGAGGAACCAACTGCAATTCCAGTTATACCTAAGGTAGTTGCTCCTCGCGACCCGATGAAGGATGATGCAGTGTACACAATCGGACGTAACCCTGCCGGCTATATTCAACTGCGTATGACCGGCGATGGCTACACCGCATCTACACTGACAATGAGTACAAGTGCAGTCCGATCTCTGATCCGGCAGCTTGAAGCAGCAATTCCCGAAGAGGAAGACGAATCTAATGATTGAGTGTTTACTGTTAGGTGATAGTATTGCAGTTGGCGTAGCACAGTATCGCCCTGAGTGTGAAGTTCATGCTAAGGTGGGAATTAATAGTCGCAACTATGTTGATAGAAATATCACAAAGGATCTTGCAGCCAAAACAGTAATTATCAGTTTGGGGTCAAATGATTCCAAAAACATGAAAACTCTTGCAGAGTTGTTTGTACTTAGAGAAGTGGTTGATGCAAAAAGAGTATATTGGATCGTCCCTGCAATAAATGCAAACGCACAAGAGGCAGTGAAAATTGTTGCTGGCAAGTTTGAGGATAAGATTTTGTTCATTCCTCAACTTTCAAAAGACAAAGTTCATCCTACAACAAATGGTTACAAAGAATTAGCAAACAGTACACGGTGAAGAAAATGGCAAAATGTTATCAATTAGTCGGAGTGCCCGCAGCAGGTAAAAGTACTTGGATCAAGAACCAAGCCTGGGCTAGTGATTGTACTATTGTATCTACCGACATGTGGGTTGACATGGAAGCCGAACGACTTGGACTAACCTATAACGAAGTGTTCAAAGACTATATGCCACAAGCCGTAAAGCTAATGGCTATTCAAGTTGAGAATGCTCGGGACCTGGGCCGAGATATCATATGGGACCAAACTTCTACTACAGTTAATAGCCGTAAAAAGAAGTTTAATATGTTGCGTGATTATGAGCATGTTGCTGTGGTGTTCCGCACACCCGTACGTGACGAGTTAGATGTGCGATTGAGTGGTCGCTTTGGTAAACACATTCCGAAAAATGTTGTTGATAGTATGATTGCAGGTTGGCAAGAACCAACTAAGGATGAAGGATTTATTGAGGTACGATATGTGGATTGAGAATGTAGCTGCTAGTGATATCCCAACTCGCTTCCATCATGAAGCAGGTGAGAACTCTATGCTGATTAGCATTACAGATCCTGCAGGTTGGAAGCCAGAAGCAAAGCACGTGTTCAAGGAACGTCATAACTTTGAGTTCCTTGACATTGAATTGCATGACTATGCATTGGAAGAAGAAATGCGTTGCAGCCAAGAACAAGCTAACGAGTTGGTTCGATTGCTGCAACATGCAAAAGACAATCGCATGAACGTGGTTGTTCACTGTACTATGGGCATTTGCCGTAGTGGTGCAGTTTGCGAAGTCGGTGTAATGATGGGATTTGAAGACACTGGAAGATTTCGTAGCCCTAACTTGTTAGTCAAGCATCGTATGATGAAGGCATTGGGTTGGACATATGATGAAAACGAAAAGCCAAACTTAGATGATTGGCGAACTTTTAAGAATGATTTTTAATGTTTAAAGTAAAAGGTAAGACTGTTTCATTTGATGCAATGACATTGGATGAAGCAATGCACACCGCTAAAGTAATGAACGAGTTTGTGACCATCACCGGTCCAGACTTTGAAATCGTAGGTATGTTCGGAGTTGATACTATCAAAGACGGCAAATGTCCAGATGGGGTTGCATACGACTGGAATAAGGCTAGTCGGATCGGACAGACCAAACGATGATTTATCTGCCCGAAAGTACTTGCTTCATTATTGTATTGAGTGTTATAATGACGCTAGAGAAATATATATGATCCATCTTAACCTCACAATTCAAAATCCATGGAGTAACACATTCAAAACTGTGTTTGTTAAAGCCGGCCAACTAACTAAAAACAAGTCTTGGGAAATTGAATGTTACCGATGTGGTGTGTTAATTAGTTTTAGCTTTGAGATGACTTTCCGTAGAGACCACGGAGGACTCTGCATAGAGATGGGGTTTTTGGGATACACAATCGGTGCACAAATTTATGACAACCGACACTGGAACAGTGGAACAAATACTTGGGTGAAACATGACAATGACTAAAGAAGAAGTAATCCACATGATGTGCCTAGAGTACAGGCATGATTTTGGATTGCGAAAACAACCTACTGACCCTTCTTGGGAAGCAGGGATGACAGAGCGTGATGCCAAAATACTTTACAGTGTAATGGAATTCATCTATAATGAAATTATCAAATTAGCAGACTTACAAACCCTTAAAGGAAAACAAAATGCAACTAAAAGACGTAAACGAAAGTCTTGAACATCGTATCAATGGCGGCAGCGAATATGGCTGGAAGTGTTACGGTCCTAACGCCCGCTTTCTAGATTATGAAAGTGCTTATGCAACTGGGTCATGCGTATTTGATACGACAGATCAAGTAGTCTACGAAATTCATGTTGAAATCAAAGATTCAGAACAAAAGCCTTATCGTTGGTTGAATCCTCTGTTTAAGAATGTTATGTATGAGGAAGCATCGTACCGTACAATAGATGCAGACCAAGCATGGGATGATGTTAAGTGGATTGACTTGGAGACAGAAGAAGACTTCCTAGAAAAAGCAAGTGCTATTTTCAAAGGTGAAGACTTTGACAAACGTGTTAGTGTGCCGATCAATTTATCCAAAGATGAATTGTTTACTATGATGCAACTTGCGCACGAGAAAGATATCACACTCAATGAGTTAGTGGTTGAAATTTTACAAGCAGTGATTGATAAACATGAATGATGCGGTAGCTAGTATTTTTACTTGGATCAAAGATGACTATAAAACTTACCCTGTTCGTTTTGTCGTTGAAATTATGGCTTGGGCTATTTCAATCGCGTGTTCGATCACAATGGCGCTCACTGTACCCAATCCGCCTCTTATCTATCTTTATCCTATATGGATTTGTGGCTGCGCTATGTACGGTTGGGCTGCTTATACTCGTAAATCGTTTGGTATGATTGCAAATTATTTGTTGCTTGTCACTATTGACAGCATTGGTTTAATTAGAATGTTGGTAAATTAATATGAATGAAAATAAAACTTTTACAGTTATCGTTGAGGAAGATCCTGAGACAGGTGATCTAATTCTTCCCTTCCCCGAAGGTCTGTGTGATCAGCTGGGCTGGGAAATTGATGATACTCTCAACTGGGAACCCAATGATGATGGTTCGTTTACTCTGTCTAAGAAGGTAGAAACTCAATGGGTTCTCGTTGAATGCGTTAGTACGTTCCGCGACCGCTATATGGTCGAAGTTCCTATTGGTGTTGATGATTTCGGTAAAGATAAATCTACATGGGCATTGGATACCGTAACGATGGAAGAAGCCAAGACATTCAGTTCAGAGCATTTAGGTGAACAAATTGTGTCGCATCGTGTTGTTACTAAGGCAGAGGCACTGACCTTGTGTGACAAAGATAATGACTACACTACTTCTTGGGATGAAGAAACTAAGATCAAAAACTTCTTTACAACTTGGAAAGAACAAGGGCAATAAATGGCACAAGCAATTCAAATGACCCATACTAAAACTGGTATCGTCAAAGACGGATACATTGGTTTTAGCTATAGCTATTTCTTTCTAGGCATCTTTAGTCTAGGATGGATTGTACCGCTTTATCGTGGTAATCTCGTAATGTCATTGATTTGTCTAATCTTTCACATGTTCACATTACCACTGTGGATGCTTACTGCATTGATGTTCGGGTTGTTCTTTAACAAATTCTACACATTGCGACTTATCGAAGAAGGTTACCGATTCACTGACAGTGATGAGGAACTTGTCGCCCGAGCAAAAACAATTTTAGGAGTATCAAAATAATGGAAACTGGTAACTGGGTTAATACAGATGTTGCGATTACTGATGAGATGGAACCTAAACTGCACGAGTGGCTTAAGGGAATGCTAGCAATCGGTGAAGCAACTATTACTTTCACTAAAGTTGATGGCACGGAGCGAGTAATGAAATGCACATTGGAAGCAAGCAAGCTACCTGTAGTTGAATTGAAAGAAGGTGCAAAGCCCCGCAAACAATCTGATAGTACAAAGGCATTGCGTGTCTTTGACTTAGAAAAAAATGAGTGGCGCGCATTCACTATCAAAAATATCAAACGCATTGAATTCTCATTAGGAGAAAGTAATGATCCGGTATGATGAAACTACGTCAGTCAAATGTGTTGACAACAACCAAACTGTAACTGCTGAGGTACTTGACTTTAAACCTAATGTGCTACTCAGCATCAGCCTTGATCGGAGCATCAAATTGGTGTTGAAGTACAATGTTAAAAGTGACGAGTACCAGGGAGATTTGTATGGAAGAACTTTTATCAGCAAAGGTCCAAAAGGTAAACACTACACCACTGGTCGCCAAGGTTGACAATAAATACTCATTGTGTTATACTATGAGTTATGAAAAAGGTAATATCTTTCACTGTTGAACAGCCCAAACATCGGGCACATAGGTTGCTTTTCTGCGAGAACACCCCGTTCAAACCTAAGGTTGTCCAATCCAAAGTGCAGTACCGTCGTAAGAATAAGCACTGCAATCGCCCTGAGACCTAAAAGGTTGACATTAAATGGTTTCCGTGATACAATACATGTATTGAAACGATAAGGAACTGGAAATGAACTTCACGCTGATTACATCAAATGGTAAAGTTCTCACATTTTTCGTCAAAGCCGTAGCTGAAACGTATCAGCAAGCATACGGTGGTGTTATCGTCACAAACACAATTCTCACACAAAAGGAAATTCAAAATGTCTCTTAAACTCAAAGCTCTACTCATTCTGGCTGGATTCATGGCTGGTACAGTCGCCGCAGCAGGCCTAGTACATTACATTGCACACAATGTCTCTGTGGAGACAATTCAAACTGCATTTTCAGTCGGTATAATGAGTGTACTATTGTACACCGTGTATGGATTAATCCTTTCTAAGTTGGAACATGATAAAAAAATTGACGAAATCTCTGCAAATATCAACAAAATTACTTCCAAATAATGAGTAAGACTATTCCAGAAGATCACCGAGACCTTCTGGGTCGTACTGTGGCAGAGGGTGATGCAGTCGCATACACCCATCACAATAGCCTTTATGTGGGTAAGGTTATCAAAATCACACCCAAGCAAGTTCGTGTCGTTGATATGCTATCAAAATACCGTGATGATACTGGTTACCTAAAGTACACGTGTCAATGCGTACTGATCGGCGGCCCTGACCTAACAATGCACCTATTGAAGAACCTATAAAAAGGTTGACGGTAAATGGTTTCGGTGCTATAATAGAATCTTAGACAGTAAAGAACAGGAACTAAAATGCGTGAAAAACACAGTCCAACAATCAGTGCAGCATACATCAAGGACAAGAAGTGGTTCAAAAAGTATAGCGACTACGACAATCAACCGGTTGCTTGGTTTATCTATGACCCTGAAGGTTATGACCAGTGCGGCTACGATGAGGACGAGATTGACCGCGCAGGCAATACAGAGTCTGCCTACTACTATCTAGCGGATGATGGCACTGAAGGTGATTGCAACGACTTCTATGAGGAGATAGCAAATGAATGGACTTTTGATGGGGTGAAACCTGTTAAAAAAGGTTGACAATAAATCACTTTGGGTATATAATAGAATCTTAAACAGTCGAAACAAGGAATCAAAATGACTTTGCAAGAAATCAATCGTTCTATCATCGCAGGCACTTTCTCTAACGAAGACCTGAATTCAATCAATGATGCAATCAAATTTGCTCGTGGTCAAATCGCAACGAAAAACAAATTCACCCTAGTCAAGGG